ATATTTCTGGTTTAGGCATATCTACCTCTATTCCATAATATGGATCTCTAACTACTTCTTCTTTTTTCTTAACTTTAACTTCTACTTCTTCAGGAGAAGGTAAAACATCTCCAGGATTATACCAACTACCATCTGGTTTTTTAAGATCATCAGCCCTATATCCATGTTTTTTCATCCAAGGCTGTACTTTAGATTTATCTTCAGGAATACGGAAAGGATTGGATAAGTCATATTGAATTTTTGGTTTAGAAATTTTAACAGACTTTTTTACTCTAGTTGTTAAAGGTGCGATAAATCCAGCTTGACTCTCTTCTCCTGGCTTTACTATAGGATATGCTCCATGAGTTCTAAACTCTCTACTGCCCTCTCCAGATTTCTTAACAGGCACTTCCTGCCTAAGAATCCCTTTTTCACTAGGATGAGAGTCTATGTGAAAAATTCCTCTATTAAACTCTCCTCTAGCTTGAGAAACTGCTTTTGTTTCATCTATAATTCTATAACCTCTATCGAGCATATAGTCTATAAATTTTTGCTGATCTTTTACACTACCTATACCAGCAACTCCTATATCAATTGCTCCCCATTCTCTATGTCCTTTAGTTCTAGAAAAATCTCTCCTCCTACTAGTAACAAAGCCTTTTCCTTTTTTAAAAGAAGGAACCTTTTTATTAAGTATTTTTTCAAAAAAATATATCATATCAGATTCTATATTACTACGCAACATTTCATCTTTTAGAACATCAGATTCTCTTTTTGAAGCCTTTCCTATTATATCCTCAATAGATTTTTTAGCCATGTCTATTTCCTCTTTTCTAGTTTTTCTAATCTATGATTAAGATTTTTTTGAGCAGCTACAACATCTCCATAGCTTGCTTCTCCACCATGCTTAAAATGTCTAAACTTTCTTCTAGCTCCACCAAACTTTGCATCTTTTTCAGCCTTATCATGAAATCTACTTTCAGGCTCATAGCCTATGGCTTCTCTAAAAGCTTTTTTAGGTCGGACATAAGCTTCTCCACCTTTAGCAAATTTAGGTTCTTCACCTAGTTTTTCTAAGAGTGCTTTCTTTTTTTCTTTAGGTAGATGAGATTTTTGAATATTTTTCTTATTAAGGCTCCAGCTAACTCCTTTATCCATAAATTTTAAAAATCTTTCAGGATCAGCTTTTATTTCCCCACCTTTAGCAAAAGGCATATCTATTAAATCATCAACTGATAATTTTTTCTTTTTAGGTTTTTTTATAGTAACTTTAACCTTAGCTGCTTTAAGCTCTGCTAAAAGTTTTTGACGTTTTCTTAATTTTTCATTTTTACTTTCTACTGATCCGCCACCGCCAAACTTTTCTACTTTCTTATCCATTTTGTCTTGTAGTTTATATAAAAACTCAACACCTTTTTCTCTTTGATCTTTCTTATCTTTTGCACCTAGAGATTTTCCTAGACCTCGAACTGCTGAAGCCTTAACTACAAATTCTCCATCCGATAGTTTAGCAGAAATAGAATCCGAAGTTTCTGTACCTGGACCTTCAACTTTACCACCTTCTTCCCACCAACCAAATGCAGAGCCTAAGCCTTTACCTACATCGTATATTTTTTTTCCTGTTTTTAATATGTTTCCAAACTGATCTCTTTTTACTTTTTGAGCATCGACAGCACTTGGCGCTCCTTGAGAGCCATACTTATAAGCATGACTTCCTGCTAAGTGAGCATATTTTTCAGCAGCTTCACGATCTCCACGTTTATGAGCTAATAAAGCTTTCTGATTAGCTTCTTGCTCTTTAGCCTTAGCTATTGCAGTTTGAGCGCCTAGTTCTACGCCCATTTTAGAGCCACCTCTTTGTAAGGCTCTGAGTTTTTGTCCTGCTGTAGCTCCTCTTGCTCCTCTTATAGATGAAAGCTGTTGGGCTAACCCACGTTCACGAGCTAATTTAGCTTCTTTTTCTACGATAGAATCTTCACCTCTAGCACGTTTTGCTAACATAGCCTCTAACTCGGCTTCAGTCATTTGAGATGGAGTTTTTGGAACTTCTGGCTTTGGTTCTTCTGGTGAAGGCTTACCTGCAGGAACTACTACTCCACTAGGGAGAATCTGAGGACCTCTATGAGATACGCCTCCACTTCCTCCATGTCGTGGACCCCCACTTCCTCTAGGAGGCTTAGGACCTTCTCCTGCCATATGTGCTGCTGCATCAGATTCTGAATAGGGTCCAGTAGCTTTGTCAAAAGCCTTACCTGCTAAAGGACTAGCAGCAGCTCCAATAAGTCCTCCGAATATTTTTCTTTTCATTTCCCCTTTTTTTACTTCTTTAGCTAAATCTCTTTCAAACTTACCTCTAGAACCTCCTTGAACATCAGTCTTTCCATCATCCATCTCTCTTCCATGTTCACCATATTCACCTCTTCTTTCAGCAGCCGTAGAAGGCGTAGCTTTTTTCTTTGAGCCACCTGAACCACCTCCTCCACCTTTGCCTCCACTTTTAGGTTTATTACTACCTCCACCGGAGTTTCCACCAGAGCTTCCACCACCTTTAAAGCATTTAAGAGGTCCTACTGCTATTAATTTGGGTCCTTTTAAAATTGGTTTTTTCATAATACGTCCTTAATCAGTACAATATAGTCACCATTTAACCATGCTAATCTCCATTTATTATGTAGGAATTTAGCTAAAGTCTCATTTGCATGTTTATTATTAACATAAACCGAACAACTTACTTTTTTATATCCAATATCTTTTGCTTTTTCAAATATTCTATCTTGATATTCTTGTCCTATTTTTTTGTCTCTTATTTCTGGTTTTATCCACATATCTTCTATATGTAGTCTTTTTTCATCTTCAAAACTTTTTACTGCAAAAAATCCATTTTCATCCTCATAACTATGGATATCATAACATTCTTTTCTATAATCAGCATAATGACTCATAAATCCTCTAACTTGTTCCAAAGATTCTACCCTGTTTAATCTTATATTCTGTTCCTTTATTACCTACAACAAAGGTCATTTCCGATAAACTAACACCTCTACCCAACTCTCCTGAACCTTGAACAGTTTCCACTTTTATCTTAAAAGATTCGCATTTTTGCTTGTCAAAGTCAACCCTAACCTGATATTGTTGAGCATTTTTACCACCATAAGCAATGGCTGTAGTGTAGGAGCCTGTAGTGCCTCCAGGATCTCCATAATAGCCTTTAGTAACTCCGGTAGATTCTATTAACGTAGCAGGATCTCCAAATTCATAAACTTCTGTATAACTATTAACATCTATAAGCTTAAATTGAGAATAGTTATCATCAAAATCGTATGCTATACTAACCTTAAGTCTATGAGGAGAATAGTATTTCCCTAAAAGCAGGACTCTATAAACTCTCATAGCTCCTTGAGCAACAAAGGGATTTATCCATCCTGTTTCTGCCACTATATTTATGGGACTATCGGCATCACTATAGCTAGAATCCTGTTTAAATAGTTTATTACTGTTTCCATCTTTATGAACATAATAGTAATTATCTCCTATTACAACCGAACTATCCCCTCTATGATTGCTAAATAAGGACCAAAAACCTCGATAATAGTTATAAACTAGGGCTGATCCATCCGAAGTTAAAAACCTAACCTCATTTTCTTTAGGGAAAATATCCCCTTTAGTAATTGTTAAGTCATTATAATCTTCTAAAGGAGCGCCAATATAATTAAGAGCTAATGATCTAGTTAGGAGATAAATACCCTTACTAGACTTAAAAAAGAGTCCTGCAGGGGTTAAAACTACACTGTTTTTTACACTACAACCCACATCTGAGGATATAAGTTGAGGTTCAATAAATGTATCTTGCTGCCCTAAGTTATTGGGTCCATCTCCTGCCAAGTAAAATAATGCATTTTCTTTAAAAATTATAAGCTTATCATCCATAGCCTTCAGAGCTATAACATCTCCTCCAACCTGAGATACCAAGATGCTAAGAGTATCATTAAACTCAACTCCGACTTTAGAACTTAATAGTTTGGAAAATTGAAGTTCTAATTTATTTTCTAATCCTGCTAAAAATAAACGGTTTTTAAAACTAGCTATTATGGAGCAAGATGGAGGACTAATGTTTTCCAATACTCCACCTGTAGTATAAAGGACTTCATTACTAGTTAGGGCTGAGTCAGGAGTTTTATCCAAGAAGGATATAAAATCTGCATCAGGTTGATTAAGAATAGGATCAAAAATTTGAGATTTAGTAGCACTACTATCTGCATTTAATTTATAAAATAAAGTACCGTTCTTAACTGTCCTATATAGTTCTACATAAACATTACTTTTTTGTGTAAGAGGCAAACTAGGAATAAAAACTTCTGCTGAAAGAATATAAGCATCAGTAGATGTGTGGGCATAGTCCCAACTAAATTGATTAGATAGTCCTGAACGATGTAAATTTCCTTGAGCATCAGTCCAAACATAATGAGCCTTATAGTAATAGGTATCAGTATCCGATGCTGCAGGACGAGCAAACGTATGATCTCCGGCTGTACCAGCAGCTAAGGCACCTATAGTTAAAATCTCAGGAGGATAGTTAAATCCTTCTTCAACTAAAACATTATTATCATATAATTTAATTTGACCACCTGAAAAGTGTAAGTTTTCCGCTAGTTCTTCAGTCTGATTAACAATTTCATTACTAAAATCTAAAATACTGCTATTAACACCATAAAGAGAGTAGTAGTTAGTAGTTCCTAATGTTCCACTTTCTATTATACCTTGTATTTTTGTATTAAGTAAAAACTTTTCAGTTGTAATTTCAGAAACACCACTAAGGCTTGGTATAACATAATTAGCATTAACATTGGTTGCTGAATAGTTAGAAAACATTGTAGAACTTCCAGCTCTTCGTCGTGTTGAGTTTAGTAAACTTCCACCTGTATTTTGGCTAATTTTAGACTGTATAGAGCCGTCTGATTTAGCTACATAGTAAGTAGCATAAAGCTCTGTTTCTCTTATAACATTTATATAAATATTTTGATCTTGAATAAAAGATTTTGTGGCTAACCCCACTCCTCTCATTAAGGTTGAGGCAGTTCCAGCCGTACCTGCAGTATAGTCATAAGTACTGCCTCTAACATGGTAATTTGACCAAGTGTAGTCTAGAGTAGCAGCAGTAGATCCACCAGTTGTGCCTGAGTTTATATTATAAACTGAAGGGCTTAGTTGATAAACTTGATAAAATAATTTATAGTCAAACCCATCAATACTAGAGCATGTAATATTTCTGACAGAATGAAAACCTGCTGAAGTAACGTCCTCTATAGTAGTAGGAGCCTTAACTTGAGTAGCATCAGCACCAAGAATAGCTAACTTAACAACTCCACTTCCATTTGCAGTAACTACAATAGTTTTGCCATAGAGATCGAGATGCAAATCAATAGCATCATGAGGAGTTACTGATACAGTAAATGGATCTTTATCAACGGCAAAGCCAGATTCTTGTATTTTTCTTAAAGCAAATCTAAGTTCACTAGCTGAATTATCAAAATAACCTACTATAATAGAGATAGAACCTGCAGCTACATCAAATCTTTTATCGGAGGCTAAGGTAGCTATAGTAGTTTCAGAAGTAAAAGCCTTACCAGCTCCGCTATCGAAATCTAATTCTCTATTTAAATATCCTAAAAGATCAAAGACTTTATACTTAAGAACAGCCGAACCGTCTATATAAAAGATATAAACTTGATTTTCAAATATTTCCAGTCTAAGACTATTTGTACTTCCCGATGATGCTACATCAGGAACAGCGGTATCGTAGACTATATAAGAGTTACTTATATTATCCACAATAGATATTTTTAAAACACCAGCTACAAGATAAGTAAAAATTTTATAATTTTCTAAATAAACACATTGCAACTCTGATTGTTCTTTACCATTTTGGATTACAATTTCAGATTCAGGAACTATAGCATCATAACTTCCTTCATTTTGAAAAACTTTAGAACCTTCGCTATAGCTATAAACTTGATCTCTAGATACCCATAAGAGCTGGTCTTTAGACTTAGCTACACCAATAATAGCTTGATTATTAGAAGTTCCAATTTGTTTTCCTAGAATTTCTTCATATCCGAATCTTTTATTAAACTCTCTTTCTTTATCAAAAGAAACATTTTCTATATTTTTAAATTGACCAAACGGAAGTTGTTTTGGATCAACTTTAGTATTGATACCCTGATTAAGTGAAAGAGGTAAAGACTGCTTAACTAAAGGCATAACTTCTCCTAAACGACATCAAAAGCTACACTATTTCCTCTAGAAATAATCATAGCCGAGCCATAGTTAGAGGATATTACATAAGTTGCTGCACCATCTACAGTATCAGTTCCTGAAGCAGTTACTGTAATATTATTTGTAGCCGCAGTTCCTGTAGAATCTTTTACTAAGAAGAATCTTCCTGCTGCAGAATCTCCGGCTGAAGGTAGTGTTACCGTAACTCCGGCTGTGGAAGTATCACAGTAATAATAAGATAGATCGTCTGTAACTGTAATAGTAGCCGTACCAGAAAGAGCAGCAGTAGTAGAGGCAAATTGAATTGCTGATACTCCTGTAGAGCTTACTGCACCTGCACTTGTTAATTGAACTTGATTACCAGCAGCATCGTTATAATAAAGTTCTCCCGAAGCTACATAAACCGAGCTTGGAAAACTTGTACTACTTAAGGCAGTAGCCTGAGAACTATAGCCTGAGTATTTCACATTAGTAGCAGCGTAGGCAACAGCAGCCGTGGAAGCCAAATCAGTAAAACTAAGATCAGCATCTATCTTTAGAGCAGAAGATCCAAGTTGTTTTCCTATTGTAGAATGATCATGTTGATCAATTCGAGTTAAGGCTGTGTTAATATCACTAGCCCATGTTGGTCCTAGTCGTTGCCCTGGTGTAGGAAGAACTAGGTTCATATAAGTTGTTATTGATGTTTCAGCCATAGTTATTTCCTAAAATATCCAAAAGTAAACGTTAGACATGCTTGTTCCTACTTGGAAATTAATAAACTTTTTTCTGTCATAACTATTACCACTTGAGTCAGTAAGAGATTCATAAATATCTCCAGCAGCAAACTTTCTTACTACTACAAAACCCAATGGCTCTCTTCCAAGTTTATGTTCTATTAAATTATCTGCACTTCCTGTTAAGTCTATTTCTTTTAGATAAACTCCATTTATTATTTGAGCATCTATAACAGGATTAACTGATTGCTCTATATTATCTTGTAAATTATTAAACTCTCTAGCAATAGTAGATTCTTGTGGGGCATAAACTTTTTTAAATCTACGCAAGGTCATTAAGTAGTCCTTGTAAACCAAAATTCATTATTAGCTACATAAATATCTGTTACTGATAGTGGAGAGCCAGCATCTCTATTATTAGCAGCTTCCTCTATTCTTTGTTTCATTTCTATTTTTTGCGCCCTAAGTACGCTAACATCGCTTTCTTCTTTCTGTAAACATTTTATAGCTGCATCTACAACTACATATTCTGCATAACCGTTATAGTCGTCAAAAGTTGTAGTAGACGTAGCTGGAGTTGCACTATTAAACTGTTGAGCAGTTGGTATGTACCAAACTCTTACATTAGTAACTCCTTCAGGTTTAGGAGAGAAAACTAAATTACCTCCAACCATTCTATACCTTACATTAGTTAAATCAGTAAAACTCCAAGATCCCCAATTCTGATATAAGTTTCTTTCATTAAAATTAAATGGACTAAGTGCAAAATACTCCGAACCATTAAGTTGAGCGTCCACTCCTCTAAGTTTGTAAAAGTCTGTACCCACTTTAGTAGAAAGACTGTAACTATCTGTTCCTGCTTCAGTAGCGAAAATAGTTGTACTAACATAATAATCTTGTCCGTATGTTTGGATAAGAATATCATGTAATTCTGAAATCGCTGCATTTATATAAGTCTGTACTTCAATATCCGAAACAAAAAGATTGGATTGCATGTCTGCTCTTTGTCGTACTCTTTCTACTAAGGCACTTTCAGTTATAGCCGCCATAAAACCCCCAAAAAGAGGAGGGCGTTAGCCCCCCAACTAGTAATCGTCTTTAACACATTTTTTTATAAACATTTTTAAAGATTTAGAAAATAGTTCTTTGTCTTTTTCCTCAAGACCTTTAAAGATACCATCTACCTCTTCCTTGTATTTATCATAAGCTTCATGCTCTTCTTTTTCTTCATGTTCAACAAAATTTTCATTAGACTCTTTGCCATT